AAATTAATGAAAGTAGGTAATAAAATATGAACGTTGATTTAAAAGCAAGATTGAGGAATAAAAGTTTTTGGATGTATATATTAAGTGCATTAGCTGCATTATCTCAACTTTTAGGACTTAAAATATTCCCTGAAAATTGGGCCGATATTGCAAATATTATTTTAGGAATATTAGTTGTATTAGGCATCATAGTTGATAATAGTACAAGCGGTTTAAGCGATAATAAAGGGGTTGAATAGTATGAAAATAGGATTGAGGGGTGGCCATAGTAAAAATTGTGTTGGAGCCATAGGGATTGTTAATGAATACGAACAAATGCAAGAGTATTTCAAATATGTAAGAGATCTATTAATTCAATATGGGCATACTGTCATCGATTGTAATAGTAATGGTAGCAACGCAAATGCTGAATTAAGTGAAGGCGCTGCAAAGGCTAATGCTGCAAAGGTAGATCTTTTCGTTAGCTTGCACATGAACGCATCAAACGGGGAAGGTAACGGGGTTGAAGCTCTTGTAAGTTCTAGCAGCAGCAAGGCCCTAGCATACGCCCAAAGGCTATGCAATAACTTTGCTTTATTAGGGTTTAGAAATAGGGGCGTTCAATTCAAAAAATTATATGAAATGAATCACGTCGCAGCACCAAACATTATATTTGAAGTGTGCTTTTGTGATAGCTCAAAAGATATGGCCATTTATCGTGGATGCAGCTGGCAGACATTGGCCCATAAATTCTGCAATGCAATTGATCCAAAGATCCCAATAAATTCAGTAGCGGCAGCAGAAAAAGGATATATAGTTACAAACTATCTGCCGCCATTGTCAGCTACTTATGATGGGGTTGATATAAATAATGTCTTAGAGTATTTCAAGGGCATTACGTGCTATGTGAGGGGGAATGCCAAGGGCATATGGATAGAAACACAATATCTATCTTTAGATAAATGTAATGAGTTAAAAAATACACTTGGTAAATGGTTCTATGAGATAAAAAAATAGTTTTAAGAGTATGGGAGTAAATACTGTATCCTTTATTTTTTTATAGAAAAGTCAGATTAATTGTAGTATTATGAGAATATAAAAATAAAAAGAACTCATGTGACGACCAATCAATCATGAGTTCTTAGTTATAATAGGGTTTAATTAATACATCTCTATTATAGCATATACTTATTAAAACTTAAATTTAAAAAGATATGATTAGAGGTATAAATTTTATGGAAAGTATAATAAATAAATTATTAAATAAATCAAAAGAAGCTTTTATGATGGCTATTGAAATATATAACAAGCCTACAATTCATTATAGAGTTGAAGGATTTAGTTTTTTTATATGTAATGCTTGGGAACTTATGTTGAAAGCACATATGATCAATAAATTTAGTGAAAGCAGTATATATTACAAAGATAATCCTAATAGAACAATTACGTTGGAAAAGTGTATTAGTAGTATTTTTACTAATAATAAAGCCCCACTTAGACTTAATTTAGAAAAAATAATTGAGTTAAGAAATACAAGCACACATTTTATTACAGAAGAATATGAAATGATATACATACCTTTATTTCAATCATGTGTATTTAATTTTATTGAAAAAATGCAGGAATTTCATAATATTGATATGACAGAAATAATACCACAAAATTTTTTGACATTAGCAGTAAGTATGAAATCTATAAATGCTAGTGAAATAAGAGCCAAATATCCAGAAGAAATTGCTAATAAATTGATTAGTACACACGATACTATTTCAGAAATTGTTGAAGAAAGTAATGACGCATTTGCAATCAGAATAGAGCATTATCATTATATTACTAAAGATAAGAATAAGGCTACATCTTTTGTTCACATAGAAAAAGATTCAAATACAGGAATAAAGATATTAAAAGAATTAAAAGATCCTAATGATACTCATAAATACACAGCTAAAAAATGCAATAAAGAAATTAATAAAAGATTATTAAAACTAGATATTAATATTAATTTTAATATGTATAATTTTAATTTGTTTTGTAAATATTATGGTATAAAAGAAAATAAGAAACTATGTTATGTATACAAAGTTGGGTCACAACCTACATATAGTTATTCGATTCAAACAATAGACTTTATAGTAGAAGAAATTAGAAAAAATCCTGATACTATTATTCAAGATTTAAAAGAAAAACTAAAAAAATAAGCCAACCCCAGGGGCAAAGGAATTCTTGGTTTACACCTACTCCCATTCGGGAACCCAGCCATACTCCTTCACGAGTTAACTTATTTACATTATAATTATATGGAGTATATTTGTCAATTATTCATAATAATAATTAATAAATATATTAAAGTTTAAAAGAAAAATAAGCTTATAAGCAGTAACTAGGAGCAATCCAAATTACTGCTTTATTTTTGAAGCAAGATTAAAGGTGAAGAAAATTCATGCAATAATATTATTAGTTATTTGTCCATAGAATATTCAAAAATGATAAAAACCAACTAGAGATTCGACGTTTTATAATTCTTATAGAATAAAAATATTACATATATCAAATATTTAAAAAATAAACAGTAAATTTATAAATATTTCCGTTGAATACGTATTGTACGTATGATATAATAGTATTAACGAGGAGGTAACAAATGAATGCTAAAGAATTGCTAAAGTTGGCATATAAGAATGGTTGGGAAATGAAAAGTCAAAGAGGTTCTCATATTAAATTAATTAATAAAGAAACTGGACAAATCTCAATTATCCCATTTCATGGGACAAAAGATATTCCAATAGGTACTGCAAACAAAATATTAAAGGAATTAGGACTTAAATAGTCCTAGTTTCCTTCCATTATAGATATAAATAATATAGAGAAAAACATCATAGGAGGGATATTAAATGTATAAAGATAATTATATGTTTCCAGCTATAATAGAAAAATTAGCAAAAGATGATTATAACGTATCATTTCCTGATTTTAAAAGTATAGTAACTTACGGTGAAACCTTAGAAGAAGCTTATTTTATGGCGGAAGATGCTTTGTCATTAGAGCTATTTGACTTATACAGTGATAATAAGGAAATACCACAGGCTACTGATATTGATAATATTAAATTAAAGGAACACGAAACATTAATATTAGTAAAAATTAATTTGAAAAGTATATTAAAAAAATATGATGATAAGGCAGTTAAAAAAACTTTGACTATACCATCATGGTTAAATAAATTAGCATTAGAACAAAATATAAACTTTTCACAAGTTCTACAAAATGCATTAGAAGAGAAATTAAATAATAGGGCATAAAAAATAGTTAAGTTGAGTAGAAATACTTAGCTTACCTATTTTTTAGTTACTTGGTCTTGATATAGAAGTTAAAAGAAAAGAGAAAAGCATATCAACGAAGACTATCGTGCTTTTCTCTTAATTAAATTCATATTTAATTCATCCAATAGCCCTAAAAAAATAAATGTTCTAATGATTGCTTAGAGTTATCAGCACTAAGCTTTTATTTTTTATATTGTATCAAAGATTTTGAAAAAATAGACATTAAATTTATAATATAATAAGAATGAGATAGTATTATATGAATCGATACTATCTCTATTTTTGTTTTAGTTATTATATGTAATTATGAATAAAAGATGGAAAAACATCCAATCAAATTAAATTGACGAAAGTTATAAATATTATATAATAAATGCTGTCTGAATTTATATAAGGGGGAATAATTAATGTCAAAATTTAAAAAATGTAAAGTTTGTGAAGCCGATATAGCAAAAAATGCTAAAAGCTGCCCGAGTTGTGGAGCAAAAAATAAAAAACCTATTTTTAAAAGATGGTGGTTTATCCTTATTGTTTTAATAGTAATGATATCTGCTTTATCGTCTGGCGGTAATGAAAAGGCAGATAATGCACAGGAAACTGCTAATACATCAAGTTCAAATACAGATTCTAAACAAACAACTAAAAAGCAAGATACAAAGATAACATATGATAATTTTTTAAACATAAAAATGGGACAATCATATGATGATGTGGTTGCTTTACTTGGAGAAGGAAAAGAAAGCTCTTCAAGTGATGTAGGTGGAGTAAAGACTATAATGTATGAATGGAAAGGTACTGGAATGGGAAATTTAACTGTGACAATTCAAGGTGGTGTTGTTACAGCAAAGGCACAAGCTTTTTTACAAGATCCTAGTGCTAAAATAACAATGGACTTATATAATAAAATAGAAAATGGAATGACATATAATCAAGTTAAGGCAATTCTTGGAGAAGGTGAATTAAGTTCAGAAACTAAAATAATGGGTTCTGAAGCAAAAATATATTCTTATATTAATAAAGATGGTACAAATGCTAATTTCACATTTACGAATGATAGTATGGATGCAAAAGCACAATTTAATTTAAAATAATATTAAAAGGTTAGGATTAATTTTTAATCCTAGCCTTATTTTTGTTTTAAAATAGAAATTTATAACCAATTCCATTTCTGCAACTCAATTTTAAAAAATAATTTCACTTTTAGAAATTGAATGAGTATCATTTTAATACTTAGTTAAATAAAGTGTGTATTAAATTAATACTTGAGCAAAATTGTCAGGTAATATTTCAATACTATATATTAACTACTTTTTTTCTTATATTAATTACTTATAAGTTTATATTAATAACTACATAAAAATAGCTACCTATTAAATTTAGATAGCTATTTTTTGTCATATTCTTTTAATAGTAATTCGATTGCTCTATCTAAAAGTTTAGAAATCGGTATATCTGTTTGAGATGATAGAGAATCTAAATTATCTTTATTTTCTTTTTTTAAAGTAGAAGCTATTTTAACTCTATTACTGTTTTCCTTTAAAGCCATCTATATTCCTCCTATAATGTTATAAAACTATTATAACATAAATTCCAAAAAAGTTATAGTTTTTTAAAGAAAGTACTTGAACTTTATAGAACTATATGATAATATTGCATTACAAGATAGTTCAAGAACTTTAAAGAACTAATTTTAAATAAAAGGAGGTAGTATTAAAATGAGCATATCTAAAGATTTTATAAAATTTAGGCAATATCTAAGAACTTTAAACCTATCTATAAATGAACAATATCTTATGGAACTTTTCTTTGAATATAATAATAGTGAATTTGGCTATTCATTTCTTGAATTTACTGACATTATGAAAGCTTTTAATACTACATCTAAAAATAGAATATCTGTAACTATTAAAAAATTAGAAAAAAGGGGATTAATAGAAGTGGATAGGAGATACAAAAATAATAGATATAAAATTATTGGAATAGATGATTTTATAAATACTGCTGAAAAAAAATGCAAACCAAAGGACAGTAATGGTAATGCTCCGGTAGAAGGTCAAATTCATTTTTCAGAAGTAACTAATGAAGAAAAGGAAGTAATAAATTTAGGTTTCACAGAAAAGCAAGCTAAGAGCCTATTACAAGTGGCTAAAGATAAAGTAGATAAAATAGTACAAGCTTTTAACTATGCTACTGAAAAAGGAGCAGACAACCTATATAACTACACTCTATGGGGTATTAATAATATAAATAAAATTAAAAAATCATTTAAGCCTGTAGAAGATGAAGGTTGGAATCCAAAAACTAAATTTGATAATTTTGAACCAAGGCAATATGATTATAATTTACTAGAAAAAAAGTTACTAGGATGGGTGTGATAAGAAATGAATAAAATAATAAATTTTAGAGGGGTAACAGTAGATCAATTGATTGAAATATTAAAAGAAGTACCAGGAGATACAAAAGTATGTACTGAATTATTGGGAGATAATTTCCCGATAAAGGAAGTTAGTGAATGCGTTTATTTTGAATGGAACGATGGTAAGAAAGTGCAGGAGCATAAAGGAATATTAATAAGATAAAAAAAAGGCAGCAGCCTTAAGCTACCACCATGCGCAATATTAGTATAGCTTAAGTTGCTCCTAAAATCAAGGAGGAATTTATTATGA